GTTTACTCGTACGAGCATCTTGGCCCGAGGCAGGTCCGTATTTCATCATGAACCGAATTAATCCGCTCAGATGATCTGGGTTCAACTGATCGCCTTCGGGCTTCGTACTATCGAATACCGCATGCTCCACTTCGCAGGAGCCACCATATCGGAAGGAGTCCATGTTGAGATATTTCTTAAGGATGCGTCTAGCCTCCGGATACACAGATCCATATGAATAGAGCATCAATAGAAATTCTCTTTCAGCCTGCTCTGGATCTTGAGAGTAGCGACGTTGTCGCTCCGGATACTTCATCCTTTTGGTGACCTCTTCAATGGGTAACGTGGGCCTTCCCCTGTGCCAAATCCTACCCAGGAAATGGATTGGCTCAGAATATCTAAATTTATTAGACTTCTCAGGGTTAAACTCCACACCAAAGTACTCTGTAGCGAAGGATGCGATGGCCTCGAGTGAGATATCACGCTCTGACCAAAATAATAGGTCATCACCAAGAACTAGAATATCATCCTTATCCACAAACAAGTTAAACCTGGAAGAGATTGTTCCAGCAATAATGATGTTTACGATGCTATCAATAAGTTGGGTAAAGAACGAACCCGAAGGTACGCCATGTCTCTTTCCCAAATAGATACGTAAATCTGGCATCACTATTGGAGTATGGATGAAATAGTTCTCAACTTTAGCGAGAATCCCACGATAAGCCAAACCAGTAGTAGGTTCTTTTTGATCCAAATCGAACCATGTACCGATTATCTTAAAAGCTATGTGGATTAAGCTTTGGGCTATTGACGCATCATAAGAGCTCATATCGATTGAGTAAGCCCATCTCTTATGATAGGATGAGACTCGAATCTTTGAGCCCAAATTGAGCGTCGTCATCGCAAATGCCAATGGCGAGTTGGTATCTGTGAAGTGATCAATGAGAGGCTTAGCAAATAAGCCCTCCAAGATTGTCATTGAGTACGGATAGCCCCACACCAACCTAGTCTTATCGTTGAACTGAGTCCTAGCCCAAGCGAGACAAGGAGCTGGTGCTTTCTCACCCCTAAGGATTCGAATTGCC